GCTCCATCATGCGGCCACCAGTGTTCGTCGTAATCATACGGTAATTGTCTAAGTGTTTTAATCCACTCTGTTATTGCTATGTTACGCCCCACAAGAAAATCAATAATCACCGGATTACCATCATCACCATGCTGAGTAAATACAATAGACGTTTGGTCGTTAATCCCAATATCCCAAAATGTTTGCACTCGCTTTGTGGGGTCATGCGGGTACTGTCCAAACCTATCAGACTTTTGTAAGTCGCGTAATTCTGCTGTGTAATAAGCGCCTTCCATGCCGCCCTCCCACGAACAGTAATACTCTTGCTGTATCTTTTCTTCTGCCATGCCCATCTCGCGCTCTTCTTCGATATGCTCGGGACGTATGACCGGCGAACCATCAGGACGTTTAGTATTCTCAATTGTTAGTGTTTGCGCATACCAGCTATCCATTTTACTAGCTGCATCAAATAGCTTTTTACCGTGGTTGTTGCCACGTGGCGTATAAATGAAAAAAGCCCAGCCGTCATTTTCATTCAGGATAGGCGAAACATAATCCCATGCTAAGGGGTTAGCGATAGAATACTCACTAAATACAATACCAATAGGGTTACTACCTACTAGGCTGTCAAAGTTATCACTACCAACAACTTGATAAATTGAACCGTTATGCATTTCAATCGACATATCAGATTCATTCTTCTTTTTACGCATCCACTCGGGAAAAGCCTGGTCAATCATGCGGCGACCATCCTTGTCAATTCCCTTCCATATAACCTTTCTACCTTGTGCTTGTGTCGGTAACATATGCCAAATAGTACCAACTCTTAACTGACTGGCTACTGCTGCAAAGTTTAAGCACGTTGAATCCTTCCCACCCCTACGGTGCCAAACACCAACGCCACGCTTACGGTCTAAGCCACCTTTAAGCATGTAATTAAGCATAGGTTGTTGATATTCCCTAGCTGCCCAATCGTTAGGTAGGTTATGACTCATCAGGTTTGATGCCTAAAGCTTCATGGTCAATATGTATATTAATATCTTGTACTGTGTCATTCTCAACTTTGTCTCGCCACTGTTCTGGTCTACGGTTCTTTAACCAAAATATTGCCGCTGTATTATCTTGTATGCGCTTAGTGGTAACAGTGCGCTTCATGCCGTCTTCGCTCTGCTCTTCCTTTATTTCATCGTAGTGATAACCAATAGCTCTATCGTATAAAGCCATTTCAACTTTATCATCAGAAAACACCTTGCCTTTCTTTAAGGACTGTAAAAAGCTAGGGTGTTCACTCTTCCAGTTATTTAATGTTTTCTCTGTCACATTAAAGAAATCAGCTAGTTGCACATCAGTAGCGCCAAGCTTGCATAACTTAGCTGCTTGCTCGTTATATTCCTTTTTGTACTTTGTCGGCCTACCGTTTTCTTTTGCCATAACTACCTCAACATAGTTAACTAAATTCGTTTGTGAACTCTTGTGTGAATTCTCTACCGGCTGGTGGCGGCGTATCAGCATAAAAGTCGTTTAACATGTCATTCAAAGCGCCTGTATAACCAATACCCGCAAGATAACCATATAATGAATCGTTGTAAGTACCATAAGGATAACCCTGGGCTGTTAGGTATTGCCGCCAACAATCCATCAAATTATTAGCAGTTGCGCCGTTATCTTGTAACCACTCTAATTCCATATCATTTAGCGACATAGGCAATATACCAGCGCTTAAATAAAAATTATATTTCTTGTCGTTTAAAGTCATGGTTTAACACCTAATAAAACAGCTAGGCTGGTAATGATTATACCGCCTGCTATTAATAAAAACTTACTTCCTATATTATGCCAATCTTTACTCTTTGATAGTATAGGTTTTGCATATTCTTGAAACTCTCGAGTCTCTTTTTTAAACTGGTCAGTATTTTTGCGCTCATTCTCAACAGTAGCAATATGCTGATAAAACGTGGTAAACGTCTCACTCATTTTATTGATAGCGCTTTCCATTTTCGTTAATGCCCTTTGGGTGTTTTCGCGGTCATCCTTTATGGCCGCTATTAGTTGTTGAATTTCTGTTGACATTTCAGCCGCTCTTGTTTCTGCAATTACATTTTATTTTATCATACAATTGTAAAATTAACACTATGCCGCGACATGCGAATAATAGAACTACAGAAATCTCGGATATTGTTTCCAATTGCCCTGATATCAAAGAGCGTAGCAATAATGAAAACATGACAGCATATAAACAAACGCTCGATATTGTTATAAATAACCGTTTCAGTCGCTCCATAATAGCCGTCTACTCCATAAAAAGCTGCATCATATGCAAATATCGCGCATAAAATACACATTATGACACAGGCCGTCTTTGTTTTATTGTTAAATTGGTTGCACGTTATTACATAACTGTAAATTATAAATGTTATTAGATATAAATGTGACTCACTGATCACGTCAAAGAAGCTAGATTCAAACAATAAACAAGACACAAAAAAAGCCGCTAACAGTTGCGGCCTCTTGATACAAATCGCAACCAGGGCGTAAACAGTAAATAAAATCTTAGTGCTATTTATTGCTAACGTATGATTTAGGTTTAGCTGGTTTTGTTCCAGTATCGGGAGTAACTTTATACTGCTCTGTTTTGTCCCCTGCGCCAGTTGCTCTATTTGTGCTACTGTTTGAAGTGCGTTTTCGCTTATTAATTGAACCCATTGTATTAAATCCATGTTGTTAAAAGTCCTTGTATATTAACAGTATTTTAAATCAGTAACAATATTGCTACTTACCCTTAATCTGCTTAACTATTCCTTCTGCAGCCCCACCACCAAAATAAAAAGAAAGTATTACAATATTAATATAAAAAGCATCACCTTTTAATAGTTCCATTTGTAGTGCTACATCAACAAAGAATGAGGCTATAAAAGTTACTAACCATGCAAGCGCATAGGGTATAGAATAAATAAGCGCTAAATACCTTTGTGCTAGCTTGTAAGGTTCGTACAGTTTTAAAAACTGCATTTTAGCGTTTGATTTTTCTTCGTCAGTGAAAAACATTGCATCTATACCGTTAACACCCGCATCAATTATTTTGTCACTACCGAATAACTTTGAAAAAAACCCCATCATTTACACTCCAATTCTATCTTTAGCGATGTTAAAATAATTATCGTCTAACTCTATACCAATAAATTTACGGTTTAGGTTTTTAGCCGCCACACCAGTTGAACCACTGCCCATTGTGAAATCTAAAACGGTTTCGCTTTCGTTGGTGTAGGTCTTGATTAAGTATTTCATTAATTCGACTGGCTTTTGTGTTTGATGAACTCCGTCAGTAGATGGAAATTTAATTATATTTCTAGGGTAACCTGTCACGGTTTGCCTTGTTGTTTTTGAGCACTCTCCGTAATTCCCCCTGTTTGTCCTTCTTACCATTTTTCTTGTTGGTGTTGTGCCTTGCGGAAAGTAGTTACATTGTTTTTTATAAAAGACGCTAATCAACTCAACCTGTCTTAGTGGTTGTTTTTTTGCGTTCAAATGACCAGTGGGTTTTGACTTCTCCCAAACCCAATCATATTTATATTGCTTAATATTACTCATTCTAACAGCGCTACTAAATGGCTCTGCGCCAAACAACGCAATAGCCCCGTTAGGTTTAATAATACGCTTTAACTGCTCCCACATTAGGTCTAAATCTATAATAGAATCCCATTTACACGCTGTTGTACCATACGGTGGATCAGTCAAGATCATATCAACACTACCGCTTTCTATTTCTTTCATTCGCTCCAAGCAATCGCCTTGCATTAAGTTAATCATTTACACTCCAATAAAATACGATTCTTTTCTATTTCACAATTAGCCCGTTCATGCTCTCTAGCGTGTTCTGAGAATGAGCGACATTCTTCGATATTAGCGCTAGTCACATCATCTTTAGTTACTATGTGAGCGCCACCGCCACTAATTGCCGCACTAGCAGCAGCAACTAAAATCAAGTTGTTACCACTGCCTTTGTTTTCTTCGTCACTCATATGCCTACCCTTGTTAATATTTCGTCAATACTTTCACTTACACGAATACTTTCGCCACTAAATTCAATGACAGTCTCATCTCTGTTAACGTACATGTAATTTATATTATTTACATTAATTACACATAATTGCGAATAGCTATTAACTTTTTTCGTAACCTGAATAAACATTAACTTAGTCTCTAATTTCAAAATGAGGCATATCAACAAAATTCCTAAATAAACCGCCCCATCGTAATGGATAACCAAGCATAGCCGCAGCTTGTAACATTGCCGCCGCTACCTGTGTTAAATGGTATCTATCCCAACTAGCTTTGCCGTCAACATACGCATAAACATCAAATGCTTTGCCGGTTTGATGATACGATTTGAATATAGTGCCATCGCATTTACTGAATTTTTTATCAAATAATGCTTTTTGACGTTCTGCGGTTCTTAATCCACCATCGCCAGGGATACCAAAATCTATAACGCTAATCTTCAAAGCTTCGTTAATGATACTTATCAAGCGTGGGTCAATACCTTGTAAACGCTCTTTTGACTTGTTACTTAATTTGTACATAATTACTCTCCTAACAATTCATTAACTTTTTCAAGTTTTGTGTGTAGCGTACCACATACATTGCTAACAGTGGTATATTGGCAGCCAAACTCGACCATCAACTCAAGTAATGTTTGTTTAATCGCTGTTAAATAAATTTCAGCCTGCTTTTTATCTGCCGGTAAGTTGTTTATATCCATTGTTTTAACCTCTATTGTGTTGGTGGTTTTACGTACCCAATCATCAAACTAATCGGTAAAAATATAAACTTAAAGGCTTGTTTATCACCATCACCAAACAACCCAATATGAAAAAAATAAGTTTCGTTATTTTTACCCCAAAGTAAAGACTTGGCAAATTTTAAAATTATTACAAAGCGCCAAAAGCTCAGATCTATTTTCATTCTATTAACCTCTATTGTGTTGGTGATTTATAAATCTTTACTGGTATGCTCAATAAAACAAATCCTTTCGTAACACATTTTTTTAAAGTCCCGATGCGCCCAATGATTAGGCTGGTGTTTAAACCTAGTTAACCATAAGTTTCTTTTGAAATTATTTACTGCACCCTGTGTTAACTGGTTATCAATAACCGCCTTGCACCGTTGGCGGTCTTTAAAAATCCATCTAAACGATAATTTTAACCATTCACTCATTGTTTTTATATCCATTCTATTAACCTCTATTGTGTTCAATTAATTTATCAATAACCGACTTGCCACCTATTATTTCGCTATACTCTCCATCTTCTTTATACTGATGCCAATAACGCAAAGCTTCTACAGTGGCTTCGAACTCATTTGAAGCTGAAACACCCCACAAACCAAGCTTACAGTTAATAGATGTTTTGCCGTTTTTCCTAGTTCTTTTTGTTATACATTTATTGAATTGCTTCTGGTGTTTATAACCCTGCATTAACCTCTATTGTGTTGGTGGTTTTTAAACTCGTAATACATATCCTTTAAAAACTCACTATCAACACCGTTAAACTCTCCTGTTTCAGTTACAAAATATATAAAATCACGAACAGCCTTTAATTGTTCTTCACTCATTTGTTATAACTCCTATTTAATTTATTCATCTAACCACTGAATATGTTCGCAATCATCACATGTTAAAAACTCTTCGCCATGCTCTTGTGTCATTGTTCCACCGCAAACCTCGCAATAAATTTCGTGTTCATCACAATGCGCAGCTATTTGACTTGAAACATGACAATAATCGTTTTCTCTTTGTTCGTGGTAATGTGACATTACTACTAACCTCTATAATCAATTCTAACGTGTTATTTTCTTAATGGCTTATGATGTATCATTGTTATCATTTTATAGCCCTTAAATCGCTTCTTATTCACTCTCAGCGTTATTTCTGGCTTGTTCGATAGCTACTTGGTCGTTATATTCCATCGTACTGGCTAAACTGTATAAACCAAATATCGCCACAAACGCTAATACTTTTTTAAATCTACTCATGATTGTTTCACCAGGTTTGCCGCTTTAAATTTACCGTTAGTTTTTTGCTCTATCTCAATAGCTCGAAGACCTGGTAAATAACCCTGAGCTTCATACTGAGAAAGTGCCTGTCTTGTTATCCCTAATTCATCATAAAAAGCCTTTCGACTTCCAAAGTGTTCTATCAGTTCTTTAAACATTTTTTACGCCTCTAATTGTTGTTAAGAAAAGCTTAACATTGTTAAGTGATTATTGCAAATAATATACTTCAAAATATACCAATGAAAAACACCCG